CATCGAAAAGGAATCCACGTCCAGCGACGGTGGATTTGGCGAAATCATACCGGAGGAAGCGCAGGTGGACGCGGGCGACGACAGCACGATTGAACTTGCGCCCGGCGCTATCGTGGATTTGAACGAAGGGGAAAAGGCCCACGACATGAACCCCGGCAGACCGAACACGGCCTTTGACGGGTTCGTGGTTTCCATTTGCCGACAGATCGGCGCGGCCCTTGAAATCCCCTATGAACTTCTGGTAAAGAACTTCAACGCGTCGTACAGCGCGTCCCGCGGGGCGCTGTTGGAGGCGTGGAAAATGTTCAGAATGTACCGGACATGGCTTGCAAACGACTTTTGCCAGCCGATTTATGAAGAGTGGTTCGCGGAAGCTGTGGCAAAGGGAAGAATCCCCGCGCCCGGCTTTTTTTCTGACCCGATGATTCGCAAGGCGTACACAGGCGCGGAATGGAACGGGCCAGCGCAAGGGCTTTTGAACCCGGTGCAGGAAGTCACCGCGGCGGAAAAGCGGGTTCAAAACGGCTTTTCTACCCGCGACCGCGAGGCAATGGAAATGAACGGTTCTGACTTCTACCGGAACGCCGCACAGCTAAAGCGGGAAGAAAAAATGCTACGGGAGGTAAAAGAAAGTGGGACAGAAACAGGACAACAGGCCGCAGGCCCAGCCGAAAAATAAGCACTTCTGGACGTTCCGGGCCTCGGCGGAGGAAAACGCCGCCCCGGAACTGATTCTATACGGCGACATTGCCTCTGAAACGTGGTGGGGGGATGAAGTAACGCCCCGGCAGTTTACGGAGGAATTGGACGCGTTGGGAGCCGTCCCGGAAATCGTCGTAAGAATCAACAGCGGCGGCGGCGACGTGTTCGCCGCAAATGCTATTTATACCCGCCTGAAAGACAATGCGGCGAAGATCACCGTAAAAATCGACGGGTGGGCCGCGTCTGCGGCAACCATCGTCGCTATGGCAGGCGACGTGATCGAGATTCCGGGGAACGGCGTTTTCATGGTGCATGACCCGTCAATGGGGCTTTTGGGCTATTTCAACGAAGCCGACCTTGTGAAGCTGACCGACGAAATCAAGGTCATCAAGCAGTCTATCGTGAACGGGTATGCCCTGAAAACCGGGAAGCCCGCCGACGAAATCGCCTCTATCATGGCGGCGGAAACGTGGTATGACGGAAAACAGGCCGTCGAAGCCGGGTTCTGCGACAAGCTGATGTTCGAGGACGCGGAAACCACCGTTGAAAACGGGGCAAAGATTGTCGTGAACAGCGTTTCACTGGACCTGAACCGCTACCCAAACATGACCATATCGTTGTTAAACCGCCTGACGGCCCGCACGCCCGGCGGTTTTTCAAATACCATCACCCAAAACACACCAAAAAGGAGCGAAGAAAGTATGGACGGAATCAAGGACATCAAGACCGTGGATGGGCTGAAAGCGGCGTTCCCGGACCTGACAAAGCAGATCGAGGACGCGGCGGTGGACGCGGAGCGCAAGCGCATTCAGGACATCGAGGACGTGGCCCTTGCGGGGTTTGAAACCATCGTGAACGACGCGAAGTTCAAGAACCCCATTTCTGCGGGCGACGTGGCAAAGGCGATTGTCGCGGAGCAGAAGAAGCAGGGCGGCAAGTACATTCAGGACCGCGACGACGACGCGGTGAAGAGCGGCGCGGGCAAGGTTGGAGCCGGAGGCCAGCGCGAGGGCATGGGCGGCGACGATGACGCGGACGACGTAGACGCGGCCATTG